TTCTGCAAATGTCTACGTTTCTTTTCGCACATATGAGCCGCAAGAGTTTTTTCTCTTACATATCCACTTCCGCAATATTCACATACAAAAGGTTTGTCAGATTTTTGCTTCAATGTTATAGTCTTCTGCAAGTTTTTTGATTTCGGATTTTGAAGATATTCTAGCAAGTAATTCTACCTCATCTTGTTTCATATTAGGATATATTTGTTCTAATACTTTTATAAGTTTATTCGTATCCTGTGTCTTTTTCTTAAATCCAATCCAAGGATGATATTCTATCTTACCAGTATTGCCGCTTTGACAAAGTAGTTGCCATTGCAGTTTAGGATGCTTGCTAACTTCCATATAATTTTTGTTATAGTACTCGTTAGTTTTAAATACAGCAAGTTCTTGATTATCTCTACTGCCCTTAATAGAACTTACATATCTATTCAATAACCAAAAGCTAACTTGCTTACGTTCGTCATCATTTAATTCGTTCCAAACATTTTTTGCTCCCATATCAATTGCCGCTAATATATCTTTTACTGGGAGTTTTTGTTGTGCCATTCTTCTAAGTCCTCGGGTGTGTTTATCTCTGTACCATTATATTGTACACTCTTTAAGCCTATTTGCCAACCATTTTTTAACCAACGTAACTGTTCTAGTTTTTCAATTTGCTCTTCTTGACTTTCTACCTTTGGATAATTTTTAAGTGCATAAGAAGAATACCCGTAAACACCTAAATGCCATTCACCGTAACCTGTCATACCGCGTCCAAACCATAATGCACGGTTGTTTGCTCTAACCATTTTTACTGTGTTGGGATCATTTTGTTTTTCCGTAGGCATAGATGTATATACTGTGGATACGTCACAACCATTCAATGCATCTATTGTGGCATCGATAATTTCTTTCGTAATGTCAGCCATATCACCTTGTACATTTATATAGTGTGTATAATCTTCGTCCCATCCGTAACCAGTTGCATTTAATTTTTCTTTTTGTTTCTTTTTTACATATCCTGCACATCTTTCAGTACCATTCTCATAACGTTCTGAATCAATGTAGCAGTCTAATCCTATTTCATTATATATACGTTGATCATCTGTAAGCACCGTTGTATCGTATCCTGTGCTTTTACATATATCATATACTCTTTTAATTAAGCAAACTCCATTTAACTTTGCTAATGGTTTCCCATCAAATCGAGTACTAGCCCAACGAGCTGGTATAAGAATACATATGCTCACAGAGGTCTCCTACTATGCATTACGTCTATAGTATAATTTTTTATAAGAATATCTTCGGGTGCAAGCATAACTTGATTTATAATTATTTTTGCTATATCCTCAGGATTCATCTTTCTTGCTTTTTTATGTGCAACCAACGGTGTGTCCATTCTTCCTAATTTTATTTGGACAACTTTACATTCACTGTCTATTAGTTGTAGTTGCATGCATGCTTTGTCTAGTGCGGCTTTGTGTACAGCGTAATGATTTATGACGTCATAATTTCCATCTGCACTAACACTTCCAATATTAACAATAACACATTTTCTATCTTTATTTTTTTCAAACAATTTATACAACAAATCAGTTTGTGCCCACCCCGAGTATGCATTGTTTACGAATACATTCCAATAATTATTTTGTATAAAATTTTCTAAGTTTTTTGTAAGATCAAATCCTGTACTACGACTTAAACCTACTGTGTGATAGTCATATGTTTGACATGTATCGTATATTGCTTTACCTAAGCCACTTGTATGCCCTGTTATGAATACATTCATTTGACCCTCTTGATATCCTCGTCTACCATCATATGTATCAGTTGTTCAAAGTTTACTTTTGGTTTCCATCCTAATTCTTCTTGCATTTTTGTACTGTCGCCTCGCAAAAAATCAAGTTCTGCAGGACGCACAAAGTCAGGATTTATTTGTATATAATCTTCCCAGTCAGTTATACCTGCATATGTAAATGCTGTTTTACAAAGGTCTCTAACACTGTAACACTTACCTGTAGCACATACATAATCTTTTGGTGTGTCTGCTTGTAGCATCATCCACATAGCTTCTACAAAATCTCCTGCAAAGCCCCAATCTCTTTTTGCATCAAGATTACCTAAATTAATTTTGTTTCCTTTTCCAGTTACAATCCTGGCTACACCATCCGTTACTTTTCTTGTAACAAATTCTATACCTCTAATAGGAGATTCATGATTAAATAATATGCCTGAGCATGCAAACATATCATAACTTTCTCGCATGTTTCTAGTTATATGATATCCGTACAATTTTGCAACTCCATAGGGAGAGCGTGGTTGCATATTTGTAGTTTCTCTTTGCCAACCGCCGTCATGACTATTACCAAACATTTCACTTGTACCTGCTTGATAAAATTTGCAATCTTTTCTAGTGCGTCTTATTGCTTCTAAGCAATTTAATGGACCCATTGCATCTACATCACTTGTAACATGTGCTAGTCGCCAACTACCTCCTACATAACTTTGTGCCGCTAAATTGTAAAATTCTTCAGGTTGCCATTTTTCTACAATATCAAATAAACTTCCAATATCTGTAACATCGCCTGTCTCTAAAAATAATCCTCTATTAATTAAATCTAAATATGAAATATTTCCCCACATAGGTTCAGTGTATCTTTTCATCATTCCTACTACACGATAACCTTTTGTTAATAAGAAGTCAGCAAGGTAGCATGCATCTTGTCCTGGAAATCCTGTTACTACTGCTGTCTTCATCATAGTGTCTCCATAAGTTCTTTTACTTTTGTAAGCTGTTCTTCTAAATTTCTATTGTCATTACCTAAGAAAAATCCTTGGTCGTGTATTTCATTTGCATTATCATATGTTCCAAAAGTCCGATAACACAGTCTTTCAATCACAGGATTTCTCATAAAATTACCAGCCACTATGGGCCTACACTCAATCCCATATTCTTTAAATAAATTTATTACGTCTTTTCGTCTATTACGTAAATTATTTTCAAGCACAAAACTGAATCCAAAATAGCTATGAACACTGTTTTGTGTAGGTAACTGCGTTCTAGCAAAATCCGTATTATCAAAAAAATGGTGATAAATTTTACTGTTAATAATTCGTTGGTCTAACATCTCGTTAGCTTTTTGTAATTGTACTTGGCCAACTGCTCCGCTCATTTCTAAAGGACGTACACAATATCCTGGTAAAACAAATCTAAAACTATCTTCAAAAGGATCACCTGATTTTGTATACAGAGAACTATTATCGCCTATATCTCTTACCCAACCGTGAGCTCTTAAACTACGCATATAATCATACAGGTCTTGATCATCTGTAACAATCATACCACCTTCCATTGTTTGTAAATGGTGGCTGAAAAAGAAACTAAATGTTCCTGCTGTACCCCAAGTAGCACAGTATTTGTTTTGATGACTTGCTCCAAAACTTTCACAATTATCTTCAATTAAAACTAGTCCTCTATTATCGCATATACGCTTTAGGTCAGCAAGTTCGCAACTGTTTCCTAACAAGTTAACTGCAAATACTGCTTTTGTTTTTTCGGTAATTGCTTGTTCTACTAGATTACAATCTATATTGAGTGTGTCTTTATCTATATCAACAAATTTTAGAACCAGTCCATTTTGTTGTACAGGAAAAAATGTTGTACTCCAACTTACTGCTGGTACAATTACTTCGTCTCCTGCCTTTAGATCATATTTAGGATTTTGTACTATACTTGTTAGTGCAATTAAATTTGCACTACTTCCGCTGTTTGTCATCACTGCATATTTTGCACCTATATAATTTGCAAATTCATTTTCAAACTTTGCAACTTCAGGACCCATTGTGTATCTACCACTATCCATAACTTTTTGTAGAGCTGAGACTTCTCTAGAGTCCCATGTATCATGTGCTAAACTATACATCTTTTTTCCCTTCTGTATATTTAAATGCTTCCGTGTTTCTTAATGTCAGATGCGACTTTTTCAAAATCATCTAAATGTAACATATTTGGTCCGTCACTAGGAGCTACTTTCGGGTCTTTGTGTACTTCGATGAAGAAGCTTCTGATTCCGATCGCCGCGGCGGCTTTTGCCAGAGGGGGAACGTAAGATCTATTTCCATCTGACGATCCGCCCAGGCCTCCAGGTTTTTGAACGCTGTGCGTAGCATCAAAAACAATATCGGCACCAAAATTATCAAGCATATAAGCCATTCCTGTAAAGTCCACGACCAAAGTGTTGTATCCAAAACTAGTTCCCCTTTCTGTTATCCAGACTCTTTTTGCACCATCGGTTTTACTAAGTATACCTTTGATATCCCAAGGTGCTAAAAATTGTCCTTTTTTAATATTAATAATTTTACCTGTTTTTACACAAGCCCTTATCAAATCTGTTTGCCTACATAAAAATGCAGGTATCTGTAAAATATCCACAGCATCGTCATAAATGTCTTTTATAGTATTAACCTGTTGCACATCATGTACATCAGTTAAAGTTTGAAGGCTAGCTATTTCTAGTTTAAGAGTCCTAAATGCTTCGAGTGTAACATCAAGCCCTTTTCCTCTTTGTCCTTTCATACTAGTTCTATTAGCTTTATCAAAACTAGCTTTAAACACATAATCAATATCCAAAGTGTCACACACACGTTTACATTCACGAGCGATTTCTAAACTTTGTTCAACTGATTCATGCTGGCATGGTCCAGCTATAATTCTCATTGTTCTTCCTTTACTATAAAATATGTGTTAACTAAATTTTTTAGTTGTTTTTGAAGTGTTTGATTAGACTGTGCAAGTTCACATAAATTTAACCACTCACTATAATCTAATAATTTTCCTTGTGCTCTAGCAACACCTGCAGGATCGCCACCTACTATCCATCTTGGTATTTTATTGTGCGGTGGGTCTCTATATTTTGCATAGGTTACACCGTCTGCACGTTCGTAAATAAGTGCTGCACCTGGTATAAGTTTATCCATGCATTAGCTCTACATCAATTCTTTGTTTTTTATTTGTATACATTCTTGTAATCTTCATCTGTAATGCAAACTGTAAACGTTCTCTCCACCAATCTTCATTTTCAATTATAAGATGTGCATTACGTCCATCGGTTAATATTTTATTAGCAGGTTGTGTATCTATTCGCAACCATGCGTATTTTTTACTATGATGCTCTATAAATTTTAACACATTGTCTAAATATAATGGTTCAACATGTTCTAATACATCGTTACAAAATACTACATCAAATTTTTGCTTAGGTTTTTGACAGTATATGTTTACTGCCGGGTCATAACCAAGACAGTGTAAATGAGGATATTTTTGCCTTAGTTGTTGTAGCATTGCCCCTTTACCACAACCATAATCTAAAAGTGATCGAGGCTTCCACTTTTCAATGCAAGCCTCGAACGCTTTAATTTTTTTGACTTTATTACCAAAACCTCTTTTAGTTGTGCTATGCACACCTTCTAACAGTCGTAGATAGTTTTGGCTATAAAGTTCCATTATACCGCCAAAAAGTAAATAGCACTTATCACTGCAATAGTGATGCTACCCATATTTAGATCTTCATGTCGGCCACTTAGTGCTTTGATCACTGCATAAGCAATAAATCCTAATGCAATACCATGTGCAATACTAAATGTTAGAGGCATCAACACAGCCGCTAATACTGCTGGTGCATACTCTGTAACATCTTTCCAGTCAATGTCTGCAATGTTACGTAAGAAATATGTAGCAATAAAAATTAATGCTGGTGCTGTTGCAAATGCAGGAATACTTTGTGCTAAAGGAGCAAAAAACAAACATGCCGCAAACAACACAGCAACAACCACTGCTGTCAATCCAGTTTTACCACCTTCTTTAATACCTGCACCACTTTCAATGTAAGAAGTAGTATTTGAAGTACCTACTAATGCACCTGCCGTTGTTGCAACAGAATCTGCCAGTAATGCTCTGTCAATTTGCTCTACTTCACCTTTTTTATTGATTTTGCCAGTTAAGTTAGCAACACTTGTAAGTGTTCCAGCAGTATCAAAAAAGTCTACAAACAAAAATGCAAATGCAGTGCCTATAAAGCCAGCAGTAGCAATCATACTAAAGTCTAAGCTGAAAGCATGTTCAGGACTTGGAATAGCACCTGCTAATCCGTTTAACTGAGAAATGCCAGTTACCCAAGCAATAATTGATACAACAAGTATACCTAAGATGATTGCACCTGGTATTTTACGTTTATCTAGTACTGCCATAACAATAAAACCAAGTCCTGTTAATAACACAGGCCAACTAGTTACATCGCCTAAGCCAACTAATGTTGCTGGATTATCTACAACTACACCTGCATTTTTTAGGCCGATTATTGCAAGAAACAAGCCAATACCTGCTCCAACTCCTAACTTCATTGATTTAGGAATACTGTTGATAATATACTTACGTGCTGGTGTTACGCTCAAAGCAATAAACACTAAGCCCGCTACAAAGACAGCCGCTAGTGCTTGTTGATATGTATACCCCATACCAAATATGACACCAAAAGTAAAGAACGCATTGAGTCCCATACCTGGCGCAAGTGCGACTGGCCAATTAGCCCAAAGACCCATTATTAATGTGCCTATTACTGCGGCTATGATTGTTGCTGTGAATACAGCGCCAAATCCCATACCTGAACCTTCTGTAGAAAGGATAGCTGGGTTGACGACAGTAATATAAGCCATTGTAAGAAACGTAGCAATGCCCGCCATTACTTCTGTCTTCACGGATGTGCCGGCTTTATCTAAGCCGAATAGTTTTTCTAACATATTAGTACTCTCCGTTTATGTTTTGGTGCCGACTGTGCGACGAACAATATCGTCATGGTTAAATTCAGCCCAATAGAGTTCAAAAGCGACACCGTCTTCTAAACCTTCAAACTGATGGACCTTACCTGGCTTCACTTGCGTGAAGTCCCCTGCTTCAAGAATGGTTTCATCTACTAAACCATCTTGATCTCCGTTCTGCCAAACACGTACAAGCATCTTACCTGACTCTACATAGAAGCCATTCCACTTGTATCTATGTTCATGCTCCGAACACTTGAACCCCGCTTTGTATTCAATGCGGTGAAATTCTAATACGCCATTTGCGTGAATTAATTCGGTTTGTCCCCAAATTTTTCCTGCTTTCATTTTCTTAACCTTTCATCTTTCTACGCATAGCTTTACTATAATATTTTTCCCTATTTGTTTTATCAGGGCCTTTATAGTGAGTCATATAACCTTTGAATGCTTGATTAAAAACATCTTTAGGCATATCTTTTGTTATATCATATGACGGTATTCTTTCTGCTTCAAACTCTTGTCTAACAGCATCATACACATGACAGTCTGTAAACCCTTTCAGATTGTATATCAAATCTTCATCATAGTATTGCTTGAAACGTTGAAAGAATCTTTTACTGTCTGGATGATTCATATTCCAGGCAAGCCAACCGGTTTCTGTATATCTACCCGGTCTACCTAAATAACTTGAAACATATCCCAATGGCATAAACTTAGATAGATAATTTATATCAATGTTTTCTATAGCTTCTGTATCTGCATCTAACCATATAACTATATCACTATCTGTGTTTAGACCTGCATGACACCAAGCATAACTTTTATGACTAAATCTTACACCATCCCAAATAAATCCTTTGGTTCCTTCTGGTACTGTTCTATATGAATTACGTTTTTTAAATTCTGTCAGTTCCGGAACTTCTTTTTCTAAAATTTTATTAATCCAATTAGGTTTGTTAAAGTCGCGTGGTGTATCTGTATACACTATCATTTCTATATCGTCTGCTAGAAATCTTTGTAGACTACTTATGCAGTGTTTTGCATAAACTTCATAACCTTTATCACTAAACGTAGTTAATATTGTAACTTTTTTATTCATAATAATTTTCCGTAGTCGATTAGTTCGCTTTGCCTACTTACATCTTTAATAAAAAATGCACACAATGGATTATCTCCAGTTGTTATAGGTACACCTAATAGTTGTCCATTTTTCAGTTTGGGAAAATACCATTTTACATCATTATAAAAATTTGTTATTTCGATCTTGCCGAAATCTGTCTTAAAACTTGTTAGCGGATTGAATAAAAAAGATTCAAACCCTCTGTCGTTAATACTTGTCAACGGTAATATTTCTATGTCATTACCTGTTGAGCTATCACCGACCGCTATGCTCCAATCAACCGGCATCATTATTTCATTACCGTTTATTTCCATAACCATAG